ATAACCTTAAGTAGTGCGCATCTCAATTCAGGTATTTATATCACCCCCCTGAAGAGAGTCTGTTCCAGCTCCTCCTGCTCACTTGGCCAGACATTCCAAGCGAGAGCAAACGACACTCGTGAACACGATAGGATTGGCTTCGGACAAGGTCGCCGGGATTCACCTGGACGACGCTCGAGGACCTTATCAACAAACTTCGGTCGAGCAAAACCTTGCGTCATCAACCTGAGTGCGTACTCCTGAATTATGGGAACACCCATATTACAAGCTAACTCACCCATTCCAACAGACGCTACCCAATCATCCCTAGCTCTTCCAATAAAATGCTGATCGCTAACCGCAGTCCGACTCATTACCCTCCATGGGTTCCTCACCATACGCCACTTTCCAGGAGCAACTTCAACAGGGCGGCATTGACAGAAGTCTGTTTCTTCAAACACTCGAGTAACTCCTGTCTTTACCGAAAACCCTATACTGGTAAAGAAATCCAAATCTAGGAGATGTAATTCATCCCTCTCTAACATGATCACACTATCATCACCATCTATCAACAACTCAACTTTCGACAGCACCCTAGTCCAGAATTTGAGAAAGCAAAAGTTGATCAAACTATCACCTAATGAGGTGACGTATTCCCCACTCGCTTTCCTTCCCTTGGCAGTATATCGGATGCCATTTCTGGTAAATCCAATATTGTGTCTCATACACCTCAACAAGGCATCCAACTCACCATCTTTATTAAATTTTCGGTAGGTTGCAAACTCTATGGACTCAAGTACATGTAAGAGTAAATGGGCATCCAAACGGGAATAATCCAAATCAATTATGATTGGATCCTTAAATCGCATAAACATGGATCGAAGTCTTTTAGCTCTCTGGAACGAATTCATACGCTTTGCGAATACTCGATCTTCGATCTTCGCACGCTTGAAATTTATATCCCAATGCCAGATATGTTCTTCCATCGGCATTATATACTGAGCTAATCTGGCACAAAATTCGTAGGACCTATGTTGAATAAGTCTAGGCGCTTTCTGCCTGACATCTGACGTCTTCTCGGCTTTCTCAAATTTAATGAACGCCCGCAAGATTGCGTCTTTTGTCATCATCCAGCCATTCTCCCTCAAATTTTGAAATGCTTTTTCGACCCTCTTTCGTTGCGATTGCGCTTTATGTTGCAAAACCTTCAACTCATCCCACATTCCTGTGTGGAGATCGGGCAATTGCTTCACAAACCACTTCCCTATATCCCGGACTTTCTTCACAATCTCATCAGACTCGGGAACCTTCATGATGTGTCTGTCGTAGAGGGCTTTCACCTCATTCTTAATACATCCACTGTAACAGCTACATTCATGATTACCTTCCCAATCCAATAAGCCACTAACAAAATCCAAAGAATGCTTATGATCGCATTCAACTTCCGGGATCCTCGTTATAGATGCTCCATTTCCAATTTCCTTTTCCGGTATGCCTCCCGTGCAAATCGTCGCTGGAACATAACGCAGCCACCGTCAGATTGACTTCGGTAGCATGTCGTCCCATTTAAGAGAGAAGATGGTTCCCCATCCTCTCTGATGTACCATGCGTCGCGCGTAAAAAGCTGACATCGCGCCAAAACTCAATGCGGTTTTTGTTTTACCGCAAATCAACGACAAGATAGACGTGGTTGCTAACACCACAGATGGTAAAAGTATCTTGTTGAACACTACCGAAGGTACTTTGCCTTCGACAATATGGTTCCGGACTTTACTCGCACTTACGAAGTTACTCTTAACTTCATCTTCAATTGTTCGCTTTGCGAAGAATGATACGTCAAACCCACACAGAGTTTGATTCTTCTCAAGCATCAATTTCTCAAGTAGTCCATACGTTGATTCATTTCGTGATTTTTCCGTGGCGCCAATACAAGCTTTGAGCATCCGGTTGCGTTTGTTGTAATCCCAGTAGGGACGGTTGCCATCAATCCACGCCTCCGCTTTCTTCGATAGCACTTTCAAATTATCGATAGTAATTGGTTTCAAATCCAATTTCATCGATAGAAAGGCTACTAAGTCCGTGTCCAGCTCTTCACCAAATATCTCCTCAGTGGAGACGTCGGGAACTGGACCAGGATATTCGTGCGGTTCCAACAGATCTAATCGTGGCTTGGCTCTTGCGACAGCGGCTGTAACACGCGCTGCGCTAACCATCTCTTCCGGAGTTTCCTCCTTCTTCCCGGGAACAATAGGTCTCGTATCCTTGGTGGATGACAACATGGTTGAAACCTGGGAACCATGCGCCCTTCGACGTTTAGCTGGTGTAGGAAGCATATCCTTTGGTGTCTTAAGAGAAGGGTATCCGTGTCTCTCTTGGTAAGAAAAACACCTAAAACATCGCACTCCTTCTTTAACAAAAGACCAAGCAGCACTTCCGCAGACTTTGCAAAGTCCACTCCCTGATGTGCGGCATTCCTCAGCCAGCAAGGCTTGTGTCGTTCTGCCATCCCACGGGGACAAACGCTGTTCATCCAATTCCGGGTCACCCTGGTGCCTCGGTCGCTCTTTTCGCAACTGATGTTTAACGCGAATAAAGCATCGTTGTCTGCAGAGACATAAGCTACACTCGAAACACGCACACGGATGTCTATGATCACTCGGTCCCAATCGCCGAGTCCGCTCAATTCCGAAAATGTGTCGAGCGCTGCAGTCGCTACGCGACGACGCAACAGATAATCTGTCCGGTGAGGTGGCTTGTTCAGCAGCAGGACTTGGTCGTCTCCTGCTGCCTGATAGACGAGATCTGGTCGCAGCACTACTTCGTAGCCCAGATACTCGTTGAGATTCTCTAGATGATCTTCGCTCATTATCAGTCATACGCTATTAGAACGAAGCGCTGATTACGGTCAGGTCCTAGATTAAAG